TCTGAGCAGGAGTAACTAATCCGTTACCTAACGTGCTCGAAGTAAAATTTACTTGTGCCATTTTTAATTAATTTTAAGTTTGTTAATAATTTTTAAGTTTAAATTTAAGCTTAGAACTATCGTCACCACTAATTGCTTTTACTTTTATACCTCCGGCATTAACAACGCCACTATCAGTTTTTCTAGCATCCATGTTTATATTTTTGGCTTGGCTAGTCATATTTTTAATAGCGTCGGCTTTACCTTGCTCATAAAAATGAGTTGCAATAGCATCTGCGTTTTTACCTGCAAATAATGTTTTATGGTAATCACTAGCGTTTGTTAATGTGTTATTATCTTTATTTATATAAGGGTCTAACCATTTTACAAACTCACTTTGATCTTCCTTAACATTTTGCACGTCTTTAACATTGTAGCGATATCTCTTGTCTCCAACTTGAAAATCAAAACCTTTGAAGTTTTCATTAAAAACCTTATCAGTCTCCTTGTTAAATATTGTTTTTGCTTGTTGTTGTAGTTCTTGTGCTTGTTCTTGCTCTTTACTGTAGCGATTAAAAAAGTTAACAGCTTTCTGTTGTTCTTTGGTTAACTTAGAACCTAACTTAAGTTCTTCGTAATATTTACCTTTTAAACCTTCCAGATGTGTTTTAGCTTCTGCAACCGCTTCTTTATAAGCAAGCTTTTTACGTTTTACGTCACGTACCTCATCGATCTCTTCATCAAATGAAAAATTATCTTCCATTAAAAAAGACACTTCTTCTGAAGATAAATGTGGTTTTGTTTTTTGATAATACTCTCTTAACAAGTTATTATCATCAATATTTGAATAATCCGTATTGAGCGCAACGTAGTCCTCAATCGTTCCACCAGTCTCGTTCATAAACTCCACGAGTTTTTCAACATTTTCTGGTAGCTCCATTCCTGGAGTTTGTTCTTTTATTACAGTTTCTTCAACTTCAACCTCTTGTTTTACAGGTTTTGGATCTTCATCTGTAATTTCTTCAAGAATTACTTCTTCTTTTTGCTTAGTTTTTTCTTGCTTTTCTTGACTACTTTTTTCGTCATCTTGCTTGTTTTCTTCCCGTATGGCATTTTCTTGTGTTTTAATGTTAGACAAATCTACTTTATAATCACCATCTTCATTAAGAGGTGTTTTAGGTTTTTCTTCTTTTTTAGGTTCCTCAACCTTTTCAACAGTTTGTTCAACTGTATCTTGTGTAGTTTCTTCAACTACGTTTTCATTTTTTTCTTCCATAATATAATATAATTAAATAATTGTTAATGTTACCTTGGGTCAAACTGCTCTAAACCAAAACCATCTAAGTTGTCAAAACCAGCTGATTCAAAGTTTTTAGGACCAGTGTTACCTTTTCTTTGCTCAATCAACTCGCTTTGTTGAGTTGCTTGTATTTTAGTTCTTTCGTCTTTACGATCTTCTTTGTTAGTTTCTTTACTCTTAATCACTTGCATTTCTTGTGTTTTTAACCTCATGTTTAGGTTAAATTCAAATTCCATCAATTCTTTTTTAATTGCGGCTTCTCTTTCCATTTTTGCAATGTCAAATTGACTTTGAGCTTGAGCTACTTGAGTTTTAGTTTGAGCAAGTGCTTGTTGCTTTTGCATATCAGCAGCAGCGGCAGCTTCAGCAGCTTGAGCATTTGATTGAGTCTGAGCTTGTATGTTTTCCATTTGCATCTTTCTATCAAGCTCTTGTTTTTTCTTTCTTCTAAGTTTTAAAAGTTGATTTGCTAATTTTAAATTTTTAACTTCACGTATATCAATAGCGTCTTCAAGGTTTATTTGATCTTTTTGTATTGCCATTTGTATGTTATTCTCTAACAATTGTTTCTCTTCTTCGTCAGGCATTAAATCTAAATATATACCAAAATCATGTAAGTGCAATTCACTAACCTCTGTTAATGTTGCTACATTAAACTTTCCTAATGTATTTAAAAACTGTTGTTTAGTATTTGAATATTCTAAAACATCAGATATTCTAAGAGATAAGCATTCAGCTGTTTTTAATGTTAAAAACAAACCAGCTTGCAATATATGTCTTGTAGCTGTATTACTGTTAGCAGCCGCTATTTTTTGTATACCAACAAGTGAATTACTATCAGGCATACTACCATCTCTAGCTTCATTTAAACCAGTTACATCACGCATCATCTGCATATAATAGTTATACGTTTGTATTAGACTAGCTATTTTTTGATTACCACCACTTGATCTTAATTCTTGTATTGGAACTTTACCTTGGTTAAAATCACCATCTTGCGTCATTGATCTACCAATAACACTACCAGTTTGGAAATACATGTTTAGCGCTTCCTGTGGATTGTAATTTGTTCCATTGCCTAAATCTATTTCAGCTATACCATCAGCGTCCATATAAACACCATCCGGAACTAATCTTGATAAAACTTGTTGTAGCTTTAAATGTGTTAATTGTATCATGTCAGCAAAGCTAGTCATTCTACCAACTAAAGACTCAGGTCTACCTTTATATAATCTTGGAGCACATATTTGATAAGACATTTTAACTTTTGTTAAATCAGCTTTTGGTCTTGTCATATTTTCAGCCATACCCCAGTCTAACATTTTATCATGGCCTATAATTTTAGCACCACAATAAATAACTTCTATAGACCTGTCTAATTTTTTAAATCTTGATCTATCATCTTTTGGTGGATTAAAGCTGTCGTCTTTTTCTAAAGCTTTATCATTACCGCTAGAGCCTTTTTTTATTTTATATACTTGTTTTTTGTAGGTTTTGTATTCAAAGTTTAATATGTGAACAAAATTATCATCACTTCTTGCTGTTCTGTAAAAATCACTAGGTGAGTTGTCTTCTAGCTCTTTTAAATCTTCGCTTGTTAAATTAGGATATCTTTTAGCTAAATCAGAAATAGCAACTCTTTCAACTTCACCAATATAATATAGATCATCAAAGTAAGGCGAATCAGTATAAGAGTGAACTATATCACAAGGATCAACATACTTGAGTTTTACGCCATCTGAAACGTTAAAGTAGTTTTTAACGCAAGCTATACCTAGCACAGTTAAATCATAATCTAACCTTTTCTTTATTAAATCATAATCATTCAAATCAAACAAATTGTTTACAGCTTCTTCTTCAGCTATCTCAACACTTTGCTTATAGTTTAACTGCATGTGTAGTGATAATTCTTCATTATTAGCCGGTAATTCGTTAGGGTTTAAGTTTTCAGATTTAAACATAGGAACGTTTAACTGAGATTCCGCATCAGTATAAAACTCTTTGTTTTCCATGTCCTTTACAATATCCTCAATATACTTAGTTCTTTTTGAGGCTGCAATAGGATCTTGTGAATATGCTTTTAATTCATAAGATCTGTCTGATATACCGTTTACCACTATGTCTACAAATTTTGGTATAATAGGTACTGGTGTCCAGTCTAGATTAAGGTAAGACATATCACCATTAATAGATAATTCGTCTTTATACTTTTGTACAGACTGTTCGCCTCTAGCGTATAACTTTAAATTGTTATACCTTTGCTTAGAGTGCAAATATTTATTTGTACCAGCATCTTTTTTAAACCACTCGTGTTCTATAGCTAAAGCGACTCGCTTGCCATATTCCATGCTAGCCTTCTCAGCATCTGAGACAGCGTTACTTGGGAAACTATGATTTTTTTGTGTAGTAATTGCCATTTATTCTATTATTTTCGACGTTGTTCCTTTGTTATTATATCTAGATAATCCAAAAGATATTTCTATATTTTTTTTATCAGCAACTGGTTTGTATAAGTTTTTATTACAAGCCATTATAGCTAATCCTGAGCTAATCGTCGCATCATATTTTGTTCTATTATTAATATCAAAACCAGACCAATCAGTTAATGTTCTGTTAAAATACATATCCCCGTAGGTGTGATCTTCTTTTAATCCTATATATTTTTGTATATAAGTTTCTATAGCTGCGGCGTGTGCCTGCCTTATATCTTCACTAGAATTAGGTATACCACCTATTTCTTTTTCAGCTGTTGATAATTTATTCCAAACTTTATCAGGTCTATTCATACTAAAACCTCTATAACCTCTTCTTTTGAAATAATATAATAATCTTGGTTTGTTGTTTTCACATAATAAAGGCATACCATAAAACACGCAAGCCATTAGTACATCTTCAAAAAACATCTCAGCGGTTTGTGGTCTAGCTACATATTCTAAAAAGAAATGGTTAGGTGGTGTGTTTTCCATACTAAACTTAGTTAAACCGTGTAAAGATCCTTTAGAACCTTTATTATCTACAGTACCTGATATATCATAACTATCACAACCAAAAGCACCAACGTGCTCATTACCAGGATATTTTTTACCATTACGAGTAACAACATTGTTTTGCATGTTATTATCAGGGATCCAGCTAACATAAAATCTACCATTAGGATTTGGCGCAAAAAATACTCTAGTATCTTTTATACCATTTACCCATTGAAAACTTCCTTGAGTAACTAAGTGTGATTTAGTACTATCGTTTATGTAATCTATTTGTTCGT